GAAGACCAGATGTCTGAACACCTAACTGACCACCAAGTTCACCAATTTGATTTAATTGACTAGTTGCAATAGGTATTTCTGTAGCAAGAGTTCTGACAGCTACAGCTAATTGGTCAAATTCTGATTCACTAGCATTAACTGTTTTCTTAATACCAGCAAAAGAATCTTCAAATTTTGATGAAGCTCCAACAGTTAAAGCCATTGCTGCACCTAAAGCAGCTACAGCTCCAACAGCACCTGCGGTAACAGTAGCGAATGCTGCAGTTGCACCACCTGCAAATGTTCTAGATAACATTGCACTAGTTGCCCCAAGTTCTTTTTTGAGCTTTTCGTTAGCACCTTTCATATCGACATTTAAGCCGATTACAATTGATTCTATACCAGTTGCTTTAACCACTGCCACCACCGGTAGTATCCATAAATTCTTCTAATGATATTGCTTTTCGCATTTTGTTACTTCTCTTATGTTGCTTACGCAAAGCTTCTCTTGCGTTTACGGTTTCAACTTTTTCTTTCGATATAAGTTGTCCGTCTTCAGTTACTTCTAACTGTCTGCTAGATAGTATTCTAAAAAATATAGAATCTTCCTGCGGTAAGTATGCAGTAAGTCTTAAAAACTTATGCCATCTTATATTTAAAGGTTCTTCTATGCGATAAAAACGAAGAAAATCTGATTCTAAAGGACCCCAGAGTTCAAGAATGTCTTGAAAGGTCCATGTTATTTTGGGGAGTCTTCGTCCCCTTCTTCGTCCTCAGCTTCTCCAGCTAATTCATCAGCAGATGCTTGTAAACCATAAGCTTCAAGCAAGTAAACTAACAAATCATTCATTTGAGTCCAAGTCATACCATCTTCTAACATAGAGTCAAAATTATCTTGACCCACTAAAGATGCTATCCACTCTGGAACCATATTCATTGGGACGGTATCTCCAGATTCGCCCGCATATCTCATTTGCGTTAGAACCGTTTTAGCAGGTAAAGCAGCCGGTAAGTCGTATTCTTTTCCAGCTACTTTAATCTGCAATTGTTCTTTTTTGTCGGCTTTTAAAGCCTCGTCAAAGTCTTTCACCACTTTTTGTATCTCCAATCTTTTTTAACTTATAATTAGTTAATATCTAATTCGTCACTGTCGTTTCTATTTTCGACAACTACATACAAGTAATAATTACCTGCAGCATCAGAACCAACATTTAAGCCAGTAGATTCTGGAACTAACAATTTAAACTCTGTTGCCAAAGTTACTTTGTTAGGGGCTTTTTGGTGAGCCATGGCGAATGAACCTGTGTTCACTGTTCGCGGCATTCTAAATTGCCTATCAGAACCTGCTTGACCATCAGCATGCAAAACTAGTGCATATTCTGTGAAGGTATCAGATGTAGGTGGTTTGTAGGTATGGTAACCAGAAACTGTTGTTCCTGCTGCACCACTTGCTCCTGCACCAAGCTCGTTTGCAGCGGTTGACCCGCCACCCATAGCAACTTGAAAGTTGGTAAGGGATGCTTGTGCTAATTCACCTGTTAATCTAACTTCTTGCGCTGACTTGAGAGTTTTAATTGGGTCTAATTCTTCTGCAACCATGACATCTTCAAAAGTTTTATCAACTTCTAATGTCCAGCCATCTTCAGAATACCCAACTTGGTCCCAAGCCACAGTCATTGCCGTAGGGTTATCAAAGTTATTTGAATCATTCCCCGGGAATGCTAAGCTAGTAGTAGATGCGTCTTTAATATAGAGAACACCAGTTCCAATCAACACTTCGCTAATTGTACCGCTTGTACTATATGACATATCTGTCTCCTATAATCTCTTATCTTATACTTAATCAGCTGAGCTCAGCCGACTTAATAAAAAGTCGATTTCAGCTTTGTCGTTACTCTTCTTCAGCTATAAAAAAGTCTTCCACTACCTCTTCAGTAGAATCCTTGTCGTCTTCTACAGGAGAGTCATCCGGTTCTTCATCGTTGCAAATTAAAACAGAAACTTTTGATTTTCCCTGTTTATATTTAGCATCTTTTAAGCGCTCCCAGATGTCCGCATCTATTTCCACCCAGTCGTTATGGTTAAATTGTATGCCAGAAACTGTGTCTCTAACAGTAGATTTATCCAATAACAACGGATTCACTTTAACTTGTATTTTTTTGTTCATATCAATCTAATCCTCGATAATACATAATTAATGATAGCTCATAATGTCCTAATCCTGTGTCAGTCTCTTCTACACGAGCAGGCATTTCTGGTATATCAAAACCATAAATAACAGCTTTAGTTGCAGTACTTGTAGTATGTACAATAGTTTTTGCTGTTTTAAAAGCTGCTTCTGCAACACCATTTGCTAATTTGTAAGCAGTTGCATAATCTGGTTGAGAAGATGTTCCACTACCCCATCTTCCAGCATAAGCGTTAAGTTGTATTGTTATAGCTCCTATAGCTGCATCTCCAGAAGGAGATACCATAGTACCTCCGGAAACAAAAAATGTTAAAAAGGGTAAAGTTGCATTTCTAGGTAATCTAGTAGCTACTCTACTAGAACAGACACTTGTTATTGCAGTATTGTTTACTGCCCATTCTCTAAATATAATCTCACCATCTGGTGGAAACTTCATTGCATCGTGGTGCTGTACACCGATTTTTCTTATACCCATTGTGCAGTCATTATATCACTCAATTACCTATCCACCCATTTCATCAAGAATGGTACGCAAATCAATATCACTAAATACTTGTTCCCCTAATTTTCTTTTCTTTTCATTTGCTTTTTTCTGAGCAGCAGTTTTAGCCTTTGTTTGTTTAAGAACGCTTCCTTGTTTTCTTCTTAAACTAACAGAAGCTCTTCTATTGCCGGGAGTTTTTTTAATTGACAAATTAAATACTTTATCTAAATATTCTGCTCTACGCCCTTTTTGCCCTAATTGAATAACATTTCCTTGTGCATCTTCGTATTTTTTAAATAAGTTAACATATCTTTGTGCATCAGCCATTAAGCTTTCAGTAGATTCTCTTTTTCTGCCGGGAGTTACACTAAGTCTTTTAGCAATAGCTATAACAGCTTTATCACCTTTATTATCAAAGCTTTTACTAAATCCACCAACTCTTAGATATTCGTCTAACGCAACTTTTAACACTTGTGGCGAATCAGTAACTTTAGTAGGAAATGAAAATGAGAATGAAAAATCATCTGGTGCATATTGAATACCAATAGCATCTTGTAAATCTTTAGAATAAAATCCACCATGAGCTATGTCTACTCTTGGACCCGGTACAAGAGATTCTAAATTACTAAAACCACCTGCACCAGCACCTCTGTCTTGTCTGTATCTTTCTCTAAAAGCTAATCTTGCCATAGTTGCTTTAGCTTTTGGAAATGGTAAAGATTTAGCACCCATAGTTTGTATACCTTGATTTTTGTATTTTTTAGATTTAGCATTTCTTAACCATGCTTCATAATATTTACTTGATGGAGAAGTAATCTTAACTTCTTTTACATGTGCCATTCCGTGAGCTGTTTGACCTGCTTTATGAGCAGCTCTATGAAGAAAGAAGCTTGGGTTTATATAATGATTTTTAGGAACAACTTCATCTTTTTCAGCATATTTCATATTAAATTGAGTTCTAGCTTTTTTTGCAGCTGCGTCACTTAAAGTATCTAACCTATCTCCAAAAATTGGATTGCCTTGGTCATCAAAATTTAATGCATTTCTAGAGCGTTTTCTTCTTCCTCTACCTCCACCTTTTCGCTTATCACCGGGAGATTTTGCAGGATATAATACTGGTATATCTCCACCATACTCAACTGCCCATATCCAAGGAAAACCACCCAAAGAACCACCAGCACTAACTTCTCCTCTAAAAAAAGACCTAACTGCTGGAAATTGTCCTTTTGTTGGTCTAACACTCATCATTTCAATACTGTTAAGTAAATGAGACCGTGCCTGTCCGGGTTTTCTAAAACCAAAAACATCTCTGTAATATTTTTTATTAGTATTTGTATCTCTATATGCAATACCTCTGCTGTTAAAATTTTCTACATCTAACATTAAATCTTCGTTTAACATACCTGTATTTCTTTTCAGACCTTTACCACCTACTACAAATTGTCCAGAAGAAACATCTGGTGCAAACGCTTGTGCGTTTAAAAATGCTTTAGTTAATACTTTTTGAGCTATTCTTGCAATATCTTTATTTTGTCTAACATCGGAGTTAAGTTTTCTACCATCTACTTTTGCTGTTGAGTCAACTGTTATTCTGTCAGTCATTTTTCTAATAGCTTTATCTACTGGGTTTTTACCACCTTGTAATTGTTTACCTAATTGAATACGGAATTGACGACCAATTAACATTCCCATTCCTCTACCCATTCCAAAATCACCAAATGGTCTAACAACCATATCGATTGCTCTACCAGAAACCATACCAGAAAGTATTCTTCCGCCTCTCTGTATACCTTGTCTTAAAAAATTATTAGCAGATTTATCACCCTGTTTAGAAAATGCTTGATAGTTACCTAAAAAACGAGCTATAGGATATGCTTTATTTCTAGAGTTTGCTAATGTTTGACCAAAGTTACTTCCCGCTATTCCGGGAACAGAACGAAGAGTACCGGCTGATTTACCAAATTTATATAAGTTAGTTCTAAATACTTCACTTTTAGTTTTTTGTGAATTTCGATTTCTTTCTTTTAGTGGAACTTTAGATTGGTAATATATTTGACCCATAATTTGTTCCTTTACTTAGAAACAAAAGTTTGAAGTAGCTTGTAGCACTCAACACCATATCTATCTAATACAGGTTGTACCATAACTATTTCGTGAAAATCACTACCTCTTTTTAATCTGTCTCCGGGTGTTACAGTTACACCTTTTTCAACATAAACATTAAAAGTTTCAGTAGTAGTATTTCTACCATCTCTTTCTTCTTCAGAACCAGATGAAATAAATTTACATTTAACATTAGTATAAGTATTTGCCCAATTGTCACTAGGCAAACCTCTTTCATCAATATTGCTATCTGATACGGTTTGAATTGTTGCTGTCTCTGGTAATAATTTATGTCGTAAAGGCATACCTTTACTTTACATCAAGAATTTACAAAAATTGGTTAAGCAAATCTCCCATCATAAATTCTTTGTAAATTATGCTATAAAGCATTTTATTTTTACCTAGCAAGTGAGGGTTATGACCCATTTGACCACTGTAATCTTTTATTATTGATATTATCTCTATTAATATTGTGTCATACAGTTCTAGTATTTTACCGAAATCTTTTGACCATCTTGCAGTAGTGTCTTGATTAAATATTACAAAAGGTCTAAAACCATTTAATAAAATAAAGATAACTGCATCGTGTAACTTATAATCTAACTTTTTGTCAAGTATGTAAAATTCGTAAGCTTTTTGATTGTACTTAGTAGTAAGACCTAAACTGTTTAAGCTACCTTTTTTTGACGGCCACAGTTCTTGTGTTTTCCAATTTACATAATCATATAAGTACAATATATCTTTAACTATTGTTTTGTATTGAATAAAAGAATTAGGGTTTTCTTTGTATAGCTCTTTTATTCTTTGTTTATTCCAATATGATTCTATTGGTTGATTACTTACTTCTGCGTCGTAATAGTTATTTCTAAATAGATTAATTAAACACAATACATCTACAGCGTCCATTTTTCCTGCATAATCTGTTTCTTGTATTATCTCTTCTAGCCAATGTAATTCTTTTTTAGTTATGTTGATTTCTTTATCTATTGTTAATTTTGCATCTAATGTTTTGACCATATCATCTGAAATACTTGTATCTTTCATTACATAAAAATCTACTTTGACATAAGAGTGTTTTGATATCTCTTCTAGTTTTAGACTGTTAATAGCTAGGTATAAATTAGCACCATCAACAATACCTTGATGTAAAGTGTCATCTATAGTAAAACTTACTCTTTGTGTAGTATCTGATACTTCTAAATCTTTACAAATTATTTTTACACTTTGTGTTTTTAGATGAAATGTTCCTATTTCCCCAAACTCTTGTTTAATTGCTTTACCAATATCTTCGTGTACTTTTTTATCTACATCTACTACATTACAATTAGGATGTATTGGAACTACTTGTTTAATACCGGGTTTTTCATATATTAGTTCTTTAACAGGAATGTTAAAAGAAACTAAAAAGTTATTCTTTTGAACAGGGTCGTCTAATATTCCATAATTTTTATAATGTAAAAAATATCTATTCTTACCAGATATAATCTCTTCAGTTCCGTTGTCTTTAACCATTATCTAACTTAATTTTATGTCTGCGAAGATTTGTTATAGTATTTTCTAATAAATCTATTTGCTGTTGCCATACCATATGTTCATTTATGTCTTTAAGTTTAGAGGGTTCCCCTAACGAAAGACTGTAATGATTAGCTTCTAATTGCTTTAATTGATTATCTATAATTACTTTTTTATCTTCTTCAGTTATATATTCGTATTCCATATTTTCTCCTACCATCTATATTTAACTTTTTTTGCTTTTTGAAACTGTTTAAAAGATTTTTCTGACAAATCTTTAGGATTCTTTTCCCAATCTACATCAACAGGAGTTTCAAATCTTACATTTTTACCAATAAGTCTTTTAGTGTTAGATTCACATTTTGGACATTTAATTAAAGGGTCTTCATGTATTGAATAAGTTACTTCAAATTCAAAGTAGCATTTATGCATAATACATTGATGTTCATATCTAGGCATTGAATTTCCTTGCTTGTCTTCTCTGTTTTCTTTTTTGTGCTTTATGACAATTTTTACAGAATATTCTTAAAGAATCTGGTGCGTTTGGATTTTTAGAAAACTCCGAAACCTTTTTTTCTTGTTTACAAGATAAACATAGTTTTAATTTTTCATCTCCTATTTTACTTTTCTTTTCTTTAAGTATATCAATACAAATTATACAAAATTTAGTAAGACCATCTAAATATTTTTGATTTCTTTTATAATCTTCTACAGGTTTCCATTCCTTACAATATTTGCATTCTTTTTCAATAGGGTCTTTAAGACTTTTAGCTGCTAATTTTTGAGCTTCAGATACCTTTTCTGCTAATCCTTCTTCTTCTTCTATCCAAGTTTTAAATCTTTCTAAGCCAATAGGTTGGTCTTCATATGTTCTAGGAGTTGTAAGTCCACCACGACCTGTTTTAATTATTTCTAATATAGAGTCAGCTATATCTGCGTTATAAGCTCCACGCTGTGGAACTCCGGATTCTATTCTTAATTGCCTAACTCTTTCATGCGTAACACCCCATTCGTCAGCCCATGATTGTAACATTTTATTAGGGTCAGCTAGAAAGAGCTCCCTAGCTTCTTCTAGAGAAGGAGCTTTTCTATGTACCATATATTAATTATACAAAGAATCTGCTCTTGAAAGGGTTTAGTATTAACATATCTCCTTGTGTAAGAACAGGTGTTAAATTTTGTATTACTACATCAGCATAAGCAACATCATAATCGCCTATTCTTTCTGTAAGAGCAACATCAAAACTTGAAGAAGCAGTATTGTCTGCTAAATGACTACCTACTTGTCCAGTATCTGCTTTGGAAGCTATTTGTAATGATGTCATAAGCATTCTTGCAGCAGCTTTTGCAGAGGTTTGTTTTATTACTGCAGGTATATCAGCAGCTTGATATCCACCTACATAAGTAACTACAATATTTTTAGGTTTAATTCCGGACCATCTTACAACAATTCTTCTTAATCTACCATTGTCGTAATGTACATAATCTTTTTCATTACCAGATACTAAAGTATTACCATCTTCAACAACTGAAGTAATAGAAGCAATAGGTATGTGTCTTAAAAATAAATCTTGTTGTTCATTACCGTCAAAAGTTTCTGTAAATGTTGCTTGTTCGACATCATACCCAAGAAATCTTTTAATAGCAGAATCTACATAAGGTATAAAAGTATTTGTGACTGAAGATTCTACAGTAGAGTTTAAATCTATTTGTAGAAATTGTTCAACATCACTAACGCTACAAAGAGCCATTTAGGACTCCTTTTATTTATCTTCTGATGGTTTGACAGCTTTGGTTTCTACCTTTTTCTTTGGTGCTGCTTTTTTAGCAGGAGCCTTTTTAGCAGGAGCTTTTTTATCTTTCCAGCCTTGTTCTTTTAACCAAGCTTTAGAGATTTCTCTTCCAGCTGGTGCAAGTTTGGATGCTCCAGATTTAGGTAGTTCAGCTATAGAACCTTCAAAGAAAGTTCCATCAGCCATTTTCCAAATTGTCTTTTCTGGTTTAAATATATCTGACATAATAAAATCATTTTACTCTATAAAAAGAAGAAAGCCGGTTTAACCGGCTCTCTTCAAGTATCTAAATACTAGATAATTTACATATTTAGTATTTTATGGAAAGCTGCTTGTCTGTAAACAGGGAAACCAACTCTCATTGTAGCTCTAATAGCAAGCTGATTCTTAACAAAGAAATCAGAATGGCTATCAGTAACTGCAAGTTCGATGCCTTGTCTCATAACAACATTAGCTGCTTCGCCACCGCCGAATTTACCAACAAGCACTGTGTTGTTGGAAATTGCTGTGGTAGGGATAACTTTTAGTCCCCAAATTGATGCAGCTGGACCAGCGCCCATTCCGCCTGCGGCTACGAAAAGTGGTGACTTTTCTGCATAACCTGCTGAAGATGTTCCAGCAAAGTCTGCGCCAACGGATGTGACTATTTGATTCCAGTCAGAAGGATGCATAATAATTGCATCTGGCTCTGTGAATGCATTTACTCTAATATCAGTAATTGCATTGTAAATTGCGCCAATTCTTCCAAGGTTACCGGAGTAACTGTTGAAGTCTTGTGACCCAACACTAGATTTACCAGCGTCTAATAATCCTTCAATATTTGGAGCAGTTCCGTTTCCGGATATTAACTGTTGGTCCAATCTTAAACGAATCATTGTTTGTAGTCTGCTATTCAAGTAACCTTGAATGCCAGATTCATCTGCTAGTAATTCATCTGTAACTGGGATGAAAACACCCATTTTACGGATTGCTTCTGTTTGCTCTGTGAAAGCCAAAGCTGCTTCACCAACTGCAGAACCTTCAGCAGCTTCAGCTGCATTGTTTGTGAAGGTAGTTTCTTCTAAGTAAGAGAAACTGTTTTGGTCTGTGTTGATTACATCAAATAATGATATAACAGCATTTGGGTCTCTAAGAGCAGATTCTAAAATACCCGGTTGTCTTAAAACCTCTGGTGGGTATCCAGTAGTTGTTAAAGTTGTTTTGGTCTCAACTTTTGAGTCAATCCCTTTAACACCTTTGCCTACATAATTTTTGTAAGCTTCGGACTCTGTAAAGAGCTGCCCAACAGTTTTAACTTCTGCTTCTTCTGAAGCAAGTGGCATTTCTGCAACTGGCTTTGAATCTTCATCAAGAGCTTTCTCATTGGAAGCTTTTTTCTTCTCAATGTTCAAGTCTTCTACAAGTTCAGCAAGTTCGTCATTTCTTGACTTAATTTCCTCTTTTTGCTCAGAGGTGTACTTGCCGTCTGTATCAGATTCAAAAACAGATTTTAATTCTGTTCTTTTGGCAGCAATTTGGTCCATGAGTTCTTTTTGATTACTCATTTTCTTAGATTCTCCAATCTATAATTGCTTATACTTCTTCTATTTCTTCGACTAAGGATTCAGCAATAATTTGCTGTGCCCTTACCCACTCTGCGTCAAATTCATCATCGTCTAAGGAATCAGTGTTATCTTCTGGAGTTTCTTCTTCAGCAACTTCATCTTCCGGTTCTTCTTCAGTAGATTCCTCTACTGGAGCTTCTTCCTCAGTAACTTCTTCAGCTTCTGTTTCAACATCAATAGCATCAGTTGAAGCCTCAGTTACCTCTTCTGTTTCAGCTGGTTCATCTTCCACAAGTTCTTCTTCTACTTCTGACTCTAAAGCACCCTCAGTTCCGATAGTTCCGATGAACTCATCAACTTCGGTCCAAGCATCTTGCAAGTCGTCTGCGACTGCACGAAGTGCTTCAGTGGCTTTAACGCCTAATTTCCTACCATCTTCGCCTCTGAGCATCGAAATAGCCTTTGCTCGGGCAACTAAGTCATCTAATGCAGCAAGCACATCTATGACCTCTTCAGAGAAAGACTTGCTGTCTTCCTGTGAAATTTCTAAATCTTCATTACTTTTCATTTCTTTTTTATCCTCTTCCATTTTTGAGCAAGGACCACCTTCGTGATACTTACATGATTTCATTTCGTCTTCGTCGTCACCGTAACCTTTTTCGTCATCGTCATCTTCGTTATAACCCTTATCAATAGCTTTTTCGTACTCTTCATGGGTTTTACATGGCATAAAAACTTGTTTGCCGTCTTTATCTTTATGAGTATGTACACCAATAGCACAACTCATATCTTTTGACGCTTCCATGGCTTCGGCCGGATTATCATACATATCTTTTGCAACAGCAGCTTTTTCTTCACTATCGCTTGTTATTTCTTTTAATAATTCCGTATTACTTTTAATAGCAAGAGTGTATGTGTCTTGATTTGCTCCAACAAGAACTGGAGAGACTTCGTAAACTGTAAGGTCTTTAAGATATCTAGCATTAATATCATCGCCATCTTTGTCTTCGGCTTTTGCATATTCTGAATCATCTACTTTATAACCAAATGACCATTGTTGCATATCACCCATATTTTTTACTAGATTGTAAGCTTCTTTACCAGACTCTGTGTCCATAAAGAACTCACCTTTAAAAACTGCTTTATCGTTATCTTGATTAATAGTACCTTTACCTATAGGCATATCCCATTTATGAGACCAAACCATTGGTACTTGATTATTTTTAAAACCAGATTTGACAGCTCCCGGCATAACAACATCCCCGTCACTATCAAGGGAGTTGAATATACTGAAGACCGCTTCTACTTGACCAGAGTCATCTTTCAACTCTATGTCGATATTTTTAGATTCGTTATTCATACATCCTTCAATCTTAAATTGTACAATAGATTATTAAGATGTGCGTTTTAATTATTTTATCCTATGATTTAGGGTTTTAGTTTTTTATTGTCTAAAGTCTGATATGATTCTGAGCTTACTAATAGGCATCGTTACTTTCCTATCAGTCTTCTTATGGTCGCCATTTTCTACCCTAGCCCACACTTGCATTGTTGCCTCATCATCATTCACTGATGTAACAATTCCATGAACAACTGACGGTGGGTCTGGAGATTTATCTATAGACCAACTTACAGCTTGACCAACACTAACTGATTCTGCTTTAGTTCCAGACTTCTTTGATGATAAAGGATGTGAACTTGGTAATAAATCTTGGTCATAAGGTTTTCTTCTAAATCTACCTGTCCTTAAAGCTCTTAAAAAGCCGTTAACTCTGGCCATCGCCCACTGGTCGGCAGATGTAACATTACCTCTGACTGAACCCGGATTATTTCTATATGCTCCTACACCTCTTCTAAATACTGCTGATAGCATTCTTAAAGTAGCTCTATGCTTAGGATTCTTTTTATTGTGGTCTTCTACTTTTTTCTGTAAAGCTTTTCTTACTCTTGCAGAAAGCTGCTTCATTAAAATATCTTCTGCAATGTCAAGAGATTTTTTTCTGCGTTCTCTAACAACTTTTTTGTAATCATTAACTACTGATTTCATTTGAGATACACCGCCTGCAGTAACACCGCCCCATTTCATAACAGCTATAGTTCCGTTAAGTCTGTTATTTTTTTTGTGACGATTCATAAATCGTTCTCTTCTTTTTACCCAGTTAAGTGTTGATGTACTTCTGTCTCCGCCTTTATAAGCAGTCCATTTGTTAAAAGCATCATTACCAGTAAAAGAAGTTGGAGGATTACCACCTGTACCAGCTCTTCTCCATATTTCTGGCCAGTTTTCTTTTAAGTCTTTAACATATGCATAACTAGGAAACTGTGGGTGCTGTGAATTTGATAAACTTATTTTTTGATTGTCACCGCTTCTAGGAAAGTTAGTGTCGTCTTTTGCTTTTTCTTCTGGACTATGTAATTTGTCACCTTTTTCATACATAACTTCTGCTTCTTCAGTAGATACTTTTATTTCTTGTATTGAACCTTTTTTTTTATTATTAAGAAAGTTTTCTGCTTCTTGTCTTGTGTCAAAACATTTAATTATTTTCCCGTCATCATGACCTATAACACAATAAGCACCATTAGGCATTTCTGCAATATACTTGCCTTCCATTTCATAACCAGTAGGAGTTCCAATAATCCTGTCGGTTCTTTCAGATTCTGGCGGTAAGTCAACACTATTTACTTTATTTTCTTCATCATCGTTACTTGCCGGAGCATCTTCAGTAGCTTGGTCATTTAATAAAGGTGAACCATCTTCAGTTACCTGTATCATATTTAAAGGTCTTAAATAAACATCGTGTCTATTATCTGCCTCTAGTCCAACTACTTTTCTTGCTTCGCCAATTGTTACCCAACCCCCTTGTACTGCAGTATTCATGCGTTTATAGAGATTGTCTTTGTCATCAGCTAAAGCTCTTACACCACTAACATCAAATTCGCAATATTGATTTTCGTTAGCGCTGAACTCTGGTTGTAACAATTGATGAGTCAATTCTTGCGCAACCATGTTCCACATAGGGACCATTTTTGACTCGGTAAAGAACTCTCTAAGTTCTTTTGTGTTTGAATAAGTTGCAGAATCAAGACCGGCACCAAGACCTGCTAAAACAGCTGGAACGCCAAGTACAGCAGATACTCTTTCTTCCGGTATTCTTCTTAATTCGGCTAACTTCATTTGGTCTGGAGAAAAAGATACTATTTCAACATTCATAGCACCAGATAAGACCATAGGCGCACCTCTGTTCTTACCTCCAAACTTTTGCTTATACATATCAGCAATAGCTTCTGCTTCTTCTCTAGTTGGGCCACCCATAGCATCATCTCTCGGTGAGAGAATAACTCCGGGTACCGCCATGTTGTGTAACAAAGCTGCTGTATATTGTCCAGCCGCTTCATCTCCTGCTATTTCTCTTAGAACGCCTCTAAGTGGAGCAAGACCACGCCTCATATTATTTGGGTCAACATTCTGACGCAAATGAATCATATCGGCTTTTGGAATCTTAACACTGTCTTCACCTTGTACACCACCTTGAGGTTGGTAAGAAAAGTGTGTAATTAATTCATTTTCGTTACCTTTAGCTTCTACTAAATGAGGCATTAAAGGAACTAGTTCTACAACTTTACCTCTTGCATTTCTATTTTTAAATATAAAAGCATCACCATTTGCATTAAGAGATGTAACAATATAATTTGCAAGTAATTGTTGTGTCATGTAAGGATTTGGTCTTCTAAAGAGTTTTACTGCTTCGTGATTCATATCTCTTTGATAATCACCTTCAGAGTTTCTTTCAGATACAAGAAGTGATGGTTCTGCAAAAGCTGTGGCTAAAACATTAAGACAAGCTATAACAGCAGAGTTACCTGTGCCGTCACCTAATTCAGCAAGTTTCTTGTGGTCAAAATACCCAGATTGAGTATTGTATCCCATTACTGCTTGATTTAAAAATGAATATTCTGTTTGGTTTACAATTAAACCTTTTTGTTCTCTACGGACTCTTGCATCTGTTGGTGCATTTAACCAATCTAATGCTTTTGAAAATCTTGACTTATCTTCGGCCATTATTAATACGCGCTCCAGCTTCTATGTTCTTGTAGCATTTGAACACCGTAAGATAGGGTATCGATAATATCATCATGGGCTCCGGCTGGAAAGGTCATTATTTCTCTTTCCACTTCGGGTAACCAATGTGTGTCTCTTAATAAGAACAAATCTCCCGATTCCATTCGGGCAGATAATGGAAGTGCGCGTGTAACTTTATCTTTATCCGTCTTAAGGTCTCTTACACGAATACCAGCTCGTTGCGCCATCTGGATTATCGTGGTTTGAAAACCTTGGCGTTCTATACCTACATATTTTAGCTTATTTTTATCCATTGCGCGTTTTATCGCTGGAATAATATCTGGCCCCTCTAATTTAGCTCTAGTCATATCTATAACAAGTAATCTGTTATCCGGTGTTCTTGCAAACGAAGTTATTACTGTAAAGTCTGAGTCTTTGTTAGTTGTGGTAGCTAAATCAACAATTCCAAATTTTTCTAAGTTAGCTAGATAATATTCAGTTCCTTCAACAATACATTTAAGATTGCCTGCTTCGTCTGGAAGTATAGAAAAGTAATGTAACCATTCCGGCCTTAACATACCTTGACCTGCATCTACAAACTCAGCTAAATACTCCTGTGCAAATACAATAGAACCAACTTCTTCTCTTGCTGCTTCTACTTCTTCGGGGTCAATCATTGGATTATCAGTAGTAGCAAATCTAAATCTTTGCCAATTATCTGCTTCTTCAGCTACTTCCCATAAATCATAAAACCAATTATCTCTACCAATAGGAGTGCTAATAAATAAAGCAGAACCTTTACGCTCTGTAAGAGTAGGCCTTAATACTTCAGCCCATACTTCGGGTTTTACGAATGCAGCCTCGTCCATAACAAGAAAGTCCAAACCTTCACCACGAAGTCTTTGAGGATTATCAGCAGACCTAACAGCAATAGAACCTCCGTTAGCTAAATCAATCTGCATATTAGCTAAAGATACATTGGGTTCTATTTCTCTAGGAAATGATTTTGCACTTGCAGCAATATCACGCCAACCAACTCTAGCAATAGAAAAAGTAGGTGCTACCCACCAAGCTCTACCACCTCGTAAAGCTACTTCCATACACATTTGTACACCAAGTCTAGTTTTACCAAATCGTCTACCTGCGCATAGTATTTTCCAACGCGCGTCTGATTGTGCTACTTCTAGCTGTCCTTTGTGTAACGGAGGAAGTGTAGGAACATATTTATTTGTCATGTCGCCATTTTAATACCAAAAACCCTTTTAATAAGTTAGTGTATTCTCTTTTTGAACCTTGGCGTTGTCTTCCGTCAAAAATGTCATGATGCTCTTTACAAAGCATACATACATTCATAGGGTCGTCAGATATATTTCTGTTTGCTCCACCCATACCCTTTGCGATTAAATGCGCCATCTCTAGCCATTTTGTAGAATTGCAACCCGGCCACTCACATTTGTAGTTTGCTCTTTCTAAAGATTTCTCCCGTAACTCAGAAAGATTTTTTTTGCCGGTGCCTTCTCGTTTTTTTTGCCCCATGCCCGATATGTTGAAACTTTCACTTCTGCGTTTTTTAAACTCTGAGTAAGTTTCGTTTTCCGGTTCCCATTCAACTCTACTCATAAGGTGTGCTTGGACTCCTTTTGGATAAGGCTATCCCCGAAAGAATAGCCAGTGATGGGAGGATATCGGTTAGTGGAGCCGACATACCCATCTTAATATATAAATCTAAAAACACATTTTTTATTATAGTCGGATTATGTGCTCTCTGTAGAGAAAATGCATAGTAACCATACGATTAACAATTTCTTGTTTTAAGTTATCTATTTTAAGATTGTTGACCGACCAAACATCTTGAACTTTGCCCCCAACCAACCAAATTATTTGTTCTCCGTTTACTTTGAATCTCATACCTTTGTAAATATAATTTAGGGACATTTGAATATAGTAGCACACTCTCAGATATTTTTGTGATTCTAGATACAGCTAACCCTGTGCGGCCCCGCCCAACACAAAATTTAAATACGCCGAGGAATGTCCCTATAACGGACGATTATGGTCTGGCTAGTCCACTTGATTAAGTTTTAAACACTACACCCATTCTGAAAGCCAGTGTGTGTAGTTACTTGTATCAAGCACAATACAGATTTTAAAAATAATTGCAACTCAACTTGTATAAATTTTTATGTTTGCTAATATATATATTGGATAAATTACTTTCTATTATTATGGAATGTTATATTTTGTCCTCCTTTGTGGGAGACCGGTGTTCTGTTAAAGCCAGTACCGGTCTCTTTACATTTATGCACAACCTCCTAACCTTGTGAAAAATAAATCACAATCTATCTTCTTTGTGCACGCATCCATATAAAAGCCTCGCAATAGATATTTAAGTAATTCACTTACTAGCAATAAAGCACTCCCCCACCGCGGGCGCAGTATCCAACGGGAATACATAGTACCTATATAAAC